GCCCAGGCCGATGAGCGGCGGGATGCAAGAGAAGCCAGAGAAAAAATTCTGCGCTTTTGTGATGAGACCCTGGAGGGCAGAAGGCATAGCCAGGAGCACTTCAATGAGGTGCTGGACGATATCACAGAGTACAAGCGATACTGTGATGAGCACCCGGATTTCCCCAATGATAAAGCGGTGCTGGCCATCGAGAGGGTGGAGCAGATTTATCGCAAGTGCTTGGAGGAGAACGACTTTCTCTGAGAGAGATGGGGCTGTCGGGGGTATAAATCCCTCGGCAGTTCCGTTGTCTTCATAATAGTTCTCCTTCTACAGAGGGAGATATATTGTGAAGTATCAATGGTAAAAAAATTAGCTATTCAAGGTATACTCCATGTGCCGATCTGGGTAGATGATGATTTCTTTGATGAGAATCCTCCAAAATTCCTGCTTTCCTTCCCGGGACATACTGCGGTAGGTTGTTTCCCAGCCCTCGGACAGCAGCCTTTCTGCCTTGTCAAAGTTGGGCCGCTCCTGGGAGGCTGATTCCATGCGGAGGGCATCAATCTTCCCCGTATAGGTTGCCTGGTCTTTTTTATACTCTTCCAGGCTGATAAGATCGTTAAGATATAGGTCCTTTAGTTTTCCGACCTTGGAGGTGAGGGCGGCAATCTCGCCCTTGTAATCACGCTGCTTTTTCTGCTCGTATAGGCGATCCACTGCGACCTTCCATTCTGACATCTTTTCGTTGATGGTTTCCATGAGGAAGGTTTCAACTTTCCGTTCTAAGAGATTCGTCGTGTTTTGGCATCCGCTGCGGGCCATGTAGTGCGACGTGCAGTTATAAAAAAAGGATTCTTGGTTTGTGTTGACACGCCCGCCCATCCGCTGCCCGCATTCTCCGCAGATGACCAGGCCAGAGAAGAGATATACTCGATTGTGCTTTGTTTTTCTCACGACGCGCCGCCTCATTCCTTGTATTTTATCAAATTCCTCCTTGGTGATATAGGGAGGGGTCATGCCGTCAACGTCGAAGTAACGGCCATAGTAAGCAGTGTTGTTCAGGATTTTGTTGGCCTTTTGATAGCTTAGGTGAAGCCCGTACTGCTCCTCTGTGAGTCTGGACGCTTGGTACAGGGAACCACAGGCTAGGTATTTTCTGAAAAATATCTCGATCGCATCCTTTGTTGCTGGGTCTTTAATATAGCGTTTTCCCTCGATCTTATACCCAGGGGGACAGGTCCCGGTGAGGGGTTCCAGCTTCTGCCGCTTCCTCTCGTTGACGGCTTTGATCCGTTCACTGGTGCGGTCGGCTTCGTCTTGCGCCACGCTCAACATGATATTGATTTTAAGCCGGCCGGAGGCGGTGTAGGTGTCATAATCCTCCTGGATGGTTTTCCAATTTACGTTGTGGGCTTCCAAAATATCCTGGACTTTGTAGTAATCTTTCACGGAACGAAACCAACGGTCCAGCTTTGTGAACACGATCATTTCGCCCATCCCTGCACGGACATCATTGAGGAGACGTTGCAGCTCTGGGCGCTTGGAGGCTGGCTTGCGGGCGGACACTCCAGCGTCCGTGTACACCCCCACCACCTGGTGGTGGTTTTCTTTTGCCCACTCTTGGAGTGCGGCAGTCTGGGCCTCAATGGATAGGCCGTGAATCACCTGCTCCTCGGTGGAGACACGGACATATAAAAAGACTTTTTTCATCGGCACCGCCCCTTCTTATCCCGCCTACCTAGGCGGTTTTTTTATGCCATTTTTTCGCCGGTTCCATTTGTACTTGGTGAAGCTGATAACTCTGCCTGGATTTTCTTTTCTTGAAGGACTTCCTGATAAAACGATTCTGCCTCAGCTTTGGCTTCTTCTTCTGGAGTTGGAGCTGGCGGAGCAAGCATACCCGCCTCCATGGTATCTCGCTCCTTTCTGGCGGCTTCTGCCTCCATGCGGTTCTTCTCTTCGTCAGTTACCAGGCGGACCATACGCTGGCCGTGGGCATCCAGTGAATCGTAATCTGCTGCTATCTTCTGTGCTTTTTCCGATAGGCTGGTCACTATCTCCTGCTTTTTGTGAATGAGACATCCTTCCTGAATGCTTTCGATATCCAAGTCGAGAGCGTTGAAAATTTTGATAATTGTAGCAACGCCAGCGTTTGAAAGGCCGCGCTTGAAAATGGAATCAACCGTGGAATAAGGAAGATCATTCATCTGCGTAAAAGCCCGAACACTTTTGTACCGGGAGAGGATTTCTTCTTTTAACTGGTTTTCAACGTTCATAGGGGAATCCTCCTTTCACCCTGATTCTATCGTGACAGCTCCATAATGTCAAGAATATTTTACGCATTTGCGAAAATAAATTCGTATTTCCCCTTGACATTTTCCGAAATTTCGTGTACTATTTAGCTAAATTAACGCAATAGCGGAAACAAAGGGAGGATAAGTACGATGAATAACCTTGCTGCGGAAATGACTCGGTTTGGTGTGCGGTATGTGGACCTGCAAACTTTGCTTTGTTGCACCGATAAAACTGTCCAAAACAAGATCAACGGAAAGACGGAGTTCTCCGTTGGAGAGGCGTTCAAAATCAGGGATACCTTCTTCCCTGGTATGCGTCTTGAATACTTATTCAAGAGCGAAACGCAGGACAGCGCGTGAAGGGGGGTGAGAGGATGGAAGCTATTATACTCGCAAAAGAAATTACCTGCCTCTTAGAGGGGAGGAGAAAAAAGGAGGTGAGGGGGGATATGACATTGGATGAAATTATTTCCATGATGGACAACGACAAGCCAGAAGATGTATTAGCGAGCATTCCGCCCGATAAGATGCGTGATATACCCAGTGAAATTTGCAAACTGCTAACAAAGAACGGCCTTTCGTTTCAGCAAGCAGAATTATTGCTAGCCGTAGCGAAAAGCCGACTTCGAAAAGCAAAGATTTAACTCTCTTTCCTATCAAAAGTTATATGAGTTCTTGAAACTTTTTACCTGGACATTGAATAGGTAAGAAAATGGATTGTTGCTATCCTCACAGATACATTCTTCAACAGCACCCAAAGCACAAACACCTGTTTTTATCCTTTGGTAAGGTTCGCTTGGAAATGCTTGACCACAATTCGGGCATTCCATAGACGGACGATCCTTGAAGTCTTGAGGGCGCAATTCAAATGAGCACAGGCATTTTTTACACTCGATACTAATTTTGAAGTCCACGTAGCTCACCTCCTTTCTCCGCCTAAATTCTACCACAGGGTGTGGGAAGGGGCAATAGGCAGAGATGCAGGATAGCGCATAAAAATCCTCCCCACGGGAGGAATGGGGGGGAGGTGAGACGATGCATGATCCTAAACCCTTAACCAATAAGGTCGATAATACGCTCCATAATTCCAGAACGGTATTCAACAATGACACCAAAAGCAAAACTGAGAATCGAAACGATCACAGAAACTACGGCGGTTTGATTGTAAAAGCGTGCTTGTTTTTCTTGCTTGGCATTGTGGCGGCGTATCTCGCCGGCTTCTGACGCTGCATCTTCTTTAGCTTCCAAAACACCGCGCCCTTGAGGCGTGATGTATATCATCCCTTCGTAGACGATGAGGGGATCACCTTCGATTTCAATCACAGTTGTTTCAGGAGCTTTGATAAGTTCGTTATGAAGCAGAAAAAGAAACGTATCATCGGAAAAATCTAGTTCTTCATGTGGAACGCCACTGTGGTTTTCAGCCCAGGCGTTGTTGAGATCGGAAAGTATATCAAGAGATTCTCTGTCTATCGCTAACATGACTATTCGCCTCCTGTTGCTCCAATTCTACCATGGAGGACGGGCAATAGCAATGCGAAACAGACAGCGCGTGAAGGGGAGAGAGAAAACCGCCCCTGACGGGGGCGGTATGGAGAAGAAGGAGGTGATTTCGTGGACCTTAGAGATTTGATTGCTTTGCTGGCTGGACTAACATCCTTCATTGCTATCGTTGTATCTTTGGTCAATATCGTTTGGCTTATTGAAGGCTTCCCAGAACTAAAATGGAAGATAGGGAAGAAGCGAAAGAAGAAGCCCGAGGCCACCGATGCAGAGCGAAATGATAGAAATCACGAATGACTGATGCGCTCTTTTCGCAGACGCTTCCGCCTGCTGATGAGCCAGCTCGGCTTGATCTTGGGCTATCTTCACCGCTTCCGCCGCCGCTTTGGTCATCTGCTCCAATTCATCCAGACGCTTTAGATATTCCAACGGCTTGAGGTTTTGGTTCATGGATTGGGCCAGACGGTCAGCGGGAGTGGAATCCGGGGCGATAGAGGGGTATATCTTGCCGGTGATGGGATCGTACATAGTCACACAACCTTTCTATCTAATTCTTTAAGTCTACCACAAGGTGGGGGGAAGGGAGAAGGGGTGATAGTCCAGCAGTCAACTTGGACAAGCCCAGGAACATATCTTGAATCAAACCAAAAGGAGGGGATAGCAATGGATGAAAAGATGGATGTATTTGCGAGAGCAACGCTGTTTCTCTATCAGAAAAGACTTGAAAGTCTTGGCCTGGAGGGTGATTTGAGAGTGGTCCGGGTTGGCGAGGAAGAGGAAAAACCCAAAGAGGATGCCCAATACACAAAGGTCTGCTGAAATCCCACCTGATGATGGCAAGCCGGTTACTTGCCGAAACGCCCCGCAGGGGCGTCGTGGGAAACCCCTGACAAGATGAGCGCACCCGTGTTATAGCTCCTGCGAAGGATGGAGGCCATGCCCGACGGACAGGAAATCGCTTGTTCGGTGCTGGAGGGGAATCCCACTCCCCCTAAAAACGGAAGAAGGGAGGTATCCCATGACACAAGAGGACAGAAAGTCCATCCTGCAAATGGCCCAGGGGGCCATCATGGAGCGTGTAGACTACGAAATGTCTAGGGTTCTGGACAACATCTTGGACCCGAACACCAGCGCCACAGCGAAGCGGAAGCTGATGGTGACACTGACCTTTACGCCTGATGATGAGCGGGAGCATATCACGGTAGGAACCGTGGTCAAGCCCGTGCTGGCTGCGACCAACCCTGTTGTAACGTCCCTTTATGTCGCGGACGAGCAGAATGTGGTAGAGATGGTAGCCCAGTTGCCAGGTCAGATGGACATCGAAGGCGCAGAGCAGCAGCGGCCGCCGCTGTTGAAAGTCATTAACTAAGGAGGAAAAAACGAATGCTGAAAGAAGTGTATGACCGCATCCAAGAGACGGCACAGCCTCAGACCGTTGAGGTTGGAGGTGTGACTTATCTGGTGACCCAGAACGGGAAGATCAGTGAGGTTTTCCCCAAAGCCATCATCCCTGATACCTTGCCCCTGAACAGCTTGGACGCTTTGGTACAGCTGGTCAAGACCGAATTTTCCCATCGGGCGGAAGAGGATGGGAAGGCCCTGTACATCACGATTCCCGACCACCTGACGGTCCGCTGCTTCGGCCATCCTGACTACGATCAGAGGGCAGTACGGCCGGTTTACTATGAGGCCCACGCTACTGACGTTCCCGGTTGGGACGAGCGGGTAGAACTGCCTTTTGAGGAAATGCAGATCGCCCTTCGCACTCGCTTCCAGGAGACGGCGGATATGCCCTATATCCAAAAGCTCCTCAGCGAGATTTCTACAGGGGCGAAGATCACCTTCAATGACAACGGCGTTGCAACTACTATTGTGACCAAGAAGGGAATTGACCTTCAGGCCAATGAGACCATCAAGCCTATTATCGCCCTGCGGCCCTACCGTACTTTTCAGGAGGTGGAGCAGCCGGAGAGCATTTTCCTGATCCGCATCAATGAGCGGGGCATCAGCTTCATCGAGGCCGACGGCGGGATGTGGAAGCTCCGTGCCCGGGAGACGATCAAAAGTTATCTGGGATGGAAGCTGAAGGATGAGATTGAAAATGGCAGTGTGGTGATAGCGCTTTGAGGGCGAAGGAATGCCCCCCAGAGTTAGCGCCTCTGAGGGGCAGAGAAGGACAAAACAAAGAACAGATTAGGTCCTGTGGTCATTATAACATAACTGATGAGGAAATCAAGGAGAACTCTATGCGGGAACCCAAACGGCTTACTTTTCCTGATCGGGCCTCCTGGCTGGAGGGCAGACAGAATGGCATTGGCGCCTCAGAGGCGGCAGCTGTCCTGGGGGAATCTCCCTTCACCACCGCGACAAAACTGTGGCGGTTGAAAACGGGGCTGGACAAGCCCCGTGACCTCTCTGGGAAGACCGTAGTGGAGCGGGGGAACCGGATGGAACCGGCCCTGCGGACCATGTTTCAGGCCCTGTACCCGGAACTGACGCTGGAGTATCACCAGTTCGATATGCTCTACCAAGCGGACAAGCCCTACCTCTACGCCACCTTGGACGGGGAACTACTGACCAAGGACCACCGGCGGGGTGTGCTGGAAATCAAAACGGCGACGATGTCCAATGCGTTGTCCTGGGATAGGTGGCGGGATGCCGTGCCGGATCACTACTACATCCAGATTCTCCACCAGCTTCTGGCGACGGGGTACAGTTTTGCGGTCCTTTTTGCAGCTCTCTTCGATTTGCACGGCGGGATCAGCCTGCGAACCTATGCCTTTAAGCGGGAAGAGTGCCAGGAAGATATGGACTACCTGGCAGAGAAAGAAACTGAATTTTGGAAGCACGTTGAGGACGGGACACTTCCGTCGGTTGTGCTTTCCCTATGAGAAAGGAAAATCAATCATGTTGAAAGTTACCATCATCGACGAGAGTGAAGCTAAGGTGCTTCTGGATGAGAAGTGTGAATCCATCATGGGTGCCACCCATAACGGGAAAGATGGCGGGAAATCTCTGGCCATCATCCATGGAACGTCGGGTCATGTGGCTTCGATGGCCTCAAGACTTCTTGCTCTCGTCAAGATGACCTTGAAGGAGAATCCCAAAGCTGCTGCTCTCTTATTGGCAGAGGACCTGTTCCGCTGCTTCACGGAGGATAAGAAGGATGCGTGAGGTGAATTTCGCGGTCAGCACCGACCTGAAGGCAATGCAAGACCTTGAGATCGAGGCCAATTTTGCCGTCTGCAAGGAGGGCCTGGAGGAAATGATGGCCCCCTATACCTCCCTGGTGGTCACCGAGGACGGCATCAAAGAGGCCAGGAAAGACCTGGCCTCCATCCGCAAGACCCGGGAAGCGATTGAAGATTCGCGAAAGTTGGTCAAAAAGCTCTACGAGCAACCCCTGAAGCGATTTGAGGGGAAGGTGAAAGAGCTCACCGCTATTTGCGAAAAAGGCATCGTCAACTTGGACAGTCAGGTCAAGCGCTTTGAAGAAAAAAGAGCGGAGGAAAAGGTGTCGGGCCTGCTGCGGCACTATGACGCTGTAATTGGTGACATGAAGCCATACCTCCCTTGGGGGAAACTCTATAACCCCCGCTGGCGAAATGCTACATACGCTGTGGACACGGCGAAGCAGGAGATCGAGCAGGCGGTGGAGAAATGCCGGTCGGACGTGGCAGGGATTCTTGCCATGAAGCATCCCCAGGAGCCCGCTATGCTGGCCTACTACAAGGAGTGCGGCGATCTTGGGTCCGTGATGAACCGCATGGAACAGCTGAAAAAGCTGGAGGAAGATGCGCAGAAGCGGAGAGAAGCCGCTGCGCAGAAACAAGCGTCTCAGAAAGCGTCCCGGGGGGTAAAGGCCGGCCCTCTCCCCCCAAAGAAACCGGAAGCCGCTCCTGCCGAAGAGAAGGAAGCAGAGGGCCAACAGCTTTATGTTGTGGATTTCCGGGCTTACCTCACAAAAAAGGAGCTGGTTGACCTGCAGCACTTTTTCCACGAGCGGGGAATCCGCTACGGAAGAGTGCCGAAGCAGGCATAAGTGGGAGGGGGATGCCCTTTGGCTATGAGCCTCAAAGACCTCCCACCCTGGGCCCAGGAGCAGATCGCCCGAAAGGTCCTGGAAGAGAACCGCCGCCGCAGGGCTAAGGACAAGCCTCCAGAGCAGTCCCCGGCAGAGTCCGGAACACTTCCGAAGGCTCCTTCCTTCCCCCTCCAGTACACCATCCGGGGAGAGCCCCGGACCAAGAAGAACCACCAGGAGATCGCCGGGAGAGGGAGACGCTGCCCTGTCTGCGGGAAGCCGGAACGGCAGTGGGTCCGGCAGGGGAGGGCGCACAGGGACTATGAGACCCTGGCCCTGCCCCAGCTGATCCCGGTTCCTGAACGGCCTATTGAGGCGCCGGTGCATATCAAGTGCCTCTTCTACATGGCTTCCCGCCGTGTGGTGGATGGCCTGAATCTGGAAGCGGCGGTGGATGATCTGCTGGTGGAGGCCGGTATTCTGGCCGACGATAACAGCCGCATCGTGATTTCCCATGACGGGAGTCGTGTCCTTTATGACAAAGAGAATCCCCGAACGGAAATCACCATCCGAGCGGCAAAGGAGGATTCATTATGAGTAAAAGTTGCACGGAGTGCGATTATTTTGAAGGCTATACCTGTGATGGAGAGCCTTTGTGCTCCTATGAAGAGGATGGGGTAGATTGCCCCTATAACGATGAGAGCTCGGTTTATGAGAGGAAAATGGAAGATGGGGTCAAATTTGAAATTGACGTCACTTTCTTTACGAAGTATATCCAGGAGACACTCAAGAACACCGTCAAGAATCTTACACGGGATATTGTGGAGAGGGAAATCAGGAACATTATTACCGAGGTTTATAAGGAGGAGATAAAAACTCTTACCAAAGAAGCGGTAGCCAAAGCCGTGGACGCCCAGGTGGCGGACTTTATGGCAGGTGATATCGAGATCGGCGGAGGCTGGATGGAAAAACCGAGGACCATGAGCCGGAAAGACTATCTAGCCGAGCTGGTGGAAAATGAACTGAGCGATAATAAAACTCAGTCTAAGATGAAGAACATGGCCCATGAAATGAGCCGAGGTGCTATTGATACCTTTGCCCGAAAGATGAAGGACGAGATCAATGCGGGTATAAATGCGTATTTCAACAACGCTACACGAGAAGTCCTTACAGACAACGTTGTATCCATGCTGATGAACAATGAAACCTATCAGAGGATGGCGCAAAGCATGAAGCATTTTCTGCCGGAGGGAACGGAATGAAAACAGTGTACGATATCAAGCAAGCCCTGGACCCTGACCTCTATGTCCGGGCCGTCCCCGTATGGCAGGCGGAGCGACGGATGCGTGAGGGGCGGAAGTACCCTGATACCCTGATCTATCTCTCCTCTCCCTGGATGGACGAGCCCCAGGAGGACGTGCAGAGGGACACAATCTCCAGCCCCATCCGATTCAGACTGGCCTTCGCGGCGGCGGCGCTGTGCCTGGGACTGATTTGCTACGTGGGCAAGCTCCTGCTATGACCTTCTGTCCAGGCCCGCCCCCGCCCGGGTATCAGCGCATAGAACCCGCCGCACCCGTATATCGACACTGCCGGGACTGCGGGCAGAAGTGGAATACCTCTGCCATAGACCGGGGAGGAAAGCATTATTACTGCCATGTCTGCGAGGCCAAGAGGCGCAGGGCGGGGCGGCGGACCTTGTAGCCTGAGAGGTGAGCGTTGTGCATGACCATGACTATGCGTTTGTACCTGCCTGCCGGCCGTGGAACTCGTTGGAGGCCGAGCCCGCTGTATCTGTGCTGCGGTCGGGGGATGCACAGCCGATGATCAACCGCTGCCTCGACTGTCCCGCGCCGGAATGCTACAACTGCCTGGGAGGCGGCAAGAGGAACGCCCCAGAGGGTCAACTGTACTTATCGGATTTCTTTGAGTTTTAAGGAGGATTTTACTTTGAAAGCGAAAAACACACTTGCCCCGACTTTGGAGGCGAAGAAGAAAATCAATTTCAGCACAGCCATCAATTCGGCATCCCTGAAGAAGATGATGATGGATTCCCTGGGCGACAGCAGAGCTGTCGCGCGTCTGACCTCGACGCTGATTTCTGCGGTGGCGCAGACACCCAAGCTCCAGGAATGTGAGGCGTCCACCATTGTGGCCGCTGCGCTGCGCGGTGAGGGGATGGGCCTGATCTACGGGCAGGGCTACTATGTGATTCCTTACGGCGATGTGGCCCAGTATGCGCTGTCCTATAAGGGCTTCATCCAGCTTGCCATGTCTACGGGCTTCTATGCTGATATCGACGCCCGGGACATTCGGGCTGGGGAGTTGAACGGGCGGGACCCGCGCACAGGCCGCTGGCGTATCAACTTGGCTCTCTATGAGGATGACGAAACCCGGGAGGCCCAGCCTATCATTGGCTACTATGCCTACTTTGAGCTGAAGGACGGCACTTTCAGGAGCGAGTATTGGTCCCTGGACAAGCTCCTCAAGCACGCCGACCGCTACTCTCCGGCCTTCTCCCTGGAGAAGTTCCGCAGGCTCAAGGCGGGGGAGACAACCCCGGAGGAAACCAAGAAGCTCCTGAGCGGGACCCCGTGGTATGACGAGGGCGAGGGGCAGGCGAAGATGTGCAAAAAGACGGTCCTGCGCCAGCTGCTGAACTCCGGCTACGCACCGCTGTCCAATGAGGTGCGGTCGATCCTCCGGGAGGAAAGCCGGGGGGAAGAGGCCGAGGAGCCTATCTTTGACAACATCATCCAGACCCAGGAAGTCGTACAGGATGCCCCTGACGCGGCTCTGGATGCCCCGGAGGAATCAGGCGGCACCAACCATGAGGAGGGCGGGAAGAATGCCCAGGAGACGCAGGAGAAGGTCTCAGAGGGAGATCCCATCGCGTCCTTCTTCGACGCAGCGGAGGGCTGATCCCCATGGGACGAATCGCCACAAAAAAGAAGGACGACCCCAGCGGCGGTTTTGATACCGTCGTCTGGGGAACCGTCTCCCGGGATGCCGAGGTGACACAGATTGGAGAGAGGAAAACCCCAAAAGTCAAGTTCGGCGTGGCCTACGACAAGGGTCAGTTCATGAACTGCGCCGCCTTTGGGAACACCGAGACGGCGCAGTTTGCCGCCTCACTGGAAAAAGGGGACAAGGTGCTGTGTGCCGGTGTGTGGACCCGTCGCACTTGGATCGGAAACGACAACAAGGAACGGGTGACGGAAGAGCTGAATTGTGATGTCATCTTTGCCCCGTCGCTTCTCTATCAAACTGCTTTCCGGGTGCCGGGGGACCAGGACGGGGAGACGTACAGCGAGGGGGCGGAAGCCGATGAGGCGGAAGAGTACGTCCCCCAGGTCTAGCGATAGGAGGGAGAGCGTGGTCAATCATTTAATCTTGCAGGGGCGCTTGGTCCGAGACCCTGAGCTAAGGGAAACAGAGAACGGGAAGGCGTACACCACCATTACCATCGGATGGAACGAGAAAAGAGGGGATCAGGAGAATCGGTTATTTGTCCGGTGCATCGCCTGGGGGAAAACAGCGGAGATGATCTGCAATTATTTCGTGAGAGGCCAGGAAATCATCGTTTCCGGGAAACTCCTCTCCAACAAGTGGGAGGATTCCGAAGGCGGGAAGCATGAGGATATCCAGCTGTACATTAAGCAGGTGGATTTCTGTGGGCCGAAGCGGGAGGGTGCGGGCCAGACCAAGGCATCCTCTTTTACGGTGCCTCCCGCAGGTGAGCTCCCAGACATCGACATTGGGGACGATGAGCTTCCGTTTTAAGGAGACCAGCGCATGGGGAAAGACTATTTTCGCTGTTATCACAAATATCTGAATCAATGCGAAAAGCTCACTGACGAAGAGATGGGACGGCTGTTTCGCGCTCTCCTGCTCTACAGCGAAAGTGGAGAGACACCGGTGCTTGATGGCCGGGAAGCGGTAGCATTTGATTTCATTGCGGATAAGATCAGTGAAGAGAAAGCGCACGATGAAGAGATCTCAAAGAAGAGAAGTGAAGCTGGGAAACAGAAAGGCCGCAGAAAAGTGAAACGT